TTCAATGTGGCAGAACTTGTAAAAAGAGCGAGATTGACTGTGTCGTTGGTTATGTCATGATCGCCATTTAACAGCTCTTGTTTAAATGTTGCACAAACTGCTTGGTTTATTGCCATTTTTAGTTACCTCCTGGGTCTACTGATTTAAGAGGAAGTCGTAAAACACCGTCTACATACTCATCTCTACGTTTACGTCCCATCTGTTCTTGAGCAAACTCACTCAAAGAAGCTTGGAACTTCTGATCGTATAATTGCATATCTTGTGTATTTTTCAAGTAGGAAAAGGTTTCGGCTAATGTTCCATACAATAAAACTTCAGGTGCGTTATTAGATAAAAAAGTTGTAGTGCTTGTGCTACCTGATCCGTTGCCTAATCTTTCAGGACTCTCATTATACCACATCTCAATTGTGTAAACTTGATTAGGAGTAGGAGCTAACATTAAATTTGTAGCGTCCCAATTAGCCCAATATTTTGGTTCTCCTGTAAAATTAGTATCCGTAGTTGATCGTTCTACTGAATATTCGTCCATAAATGTCGTATCTCTTTGCTGCAACCAAACTCGTTCATCATTTGCTTTTACGAGTTGAACAGCTCTTGCAAATCTAAAACCTCCCTCAGGACCAGAAACATCCAAAAAAGCATTATTTGCTGTGCATGTTGTAGTGGCAAATCTTCTTTGATAATCTCCATCAATAGCTCTATCTATTCTATTCTCGATATTGGTAATAAAAACATTGATAACAGTATTGGTTAAAACATCAGAAGTTACTTCTGTATAGTTTCTTACGTTTGTTAATAGTTCGCTATAGTTCATGTGCTTATTATGTTCCCCATACCAGAGTGAACACTGCAATAATAATATAGTGTCGGAGCTCCGATTGCTACTGTAATTTGTAGTTCTCTAGAAGAAGCTGAAGCATAATTACTTGTGTAATCAGATTCGGATACATCAGAACCATTTATTCTATATATTACTCCTGTAGAATAAGGTGAACCACCGTTGTGGTTTCCATCATCTGTTGTGCTTAAATAAAACGGATGACTAGGAACTGTTCCGCTATCTAAGTTAAATACGTAAGTATCTCCTTCTGTTAAAGAAAGAGTAGGTCTCTCAACTCCATCGATATAAAAAGCATTTCCTCCACCACCTTTTGATCCCACAGTGACTGTATAAACGGTATCTCCTACACCAGTGGCTTGACCAATTCCAGAACTTGATACAAGTCCTGTTGCTGTAGCTATGACATCAGTATCGTCAGCAATTATATTAACTGAATTAATTAGTAAGGCAGGATTTAAATCTCTTATTTCATTGGATGGTTGCATTCCTGTAGAGGTAAAAGCACTATCGCCTGGTGCTCCCACAAAAACTGTCATTGGTTCTTCTCTTGCGGGTCTGGACCAAGGCAATGCTTGAGCATCCGCGTTATGATGAGGAGGATCTAGTTGTGGATGTTTGGGCTCGTAACACTCAGGACAAACATACAGTCCATTCCATTCTTTTTTTAATCTTTGAAATTTGTATTGTTGACCACAACGATCACAAATCGCTATGGCATGTTTACCAGTAGCAAAAGCACTCATGTTAACTACCTATAAAATAATTTTGTGGAACTATATGAACTGATGTCGATTGACTGTCTTCCGTAAGAGCTCTTTGCATTTCATCTTCATAATATAGTTTTAAAGCTTGAGTTCTTTCTGGTGAAATTTTTTGTGATAAGAAATAAGCAAGTCCTGAAACCATGCATGGTAAAAATCTATAAGGTGCATCAGGATTGTTTGTATATGATCCTGCATCTTCTATTCTACCTAAATAATAATAATTAATTTGAGTGTCTGTAGTATTAGGAGTTAAATATAAAGTTATTGTTACATTAGATAAATTTCTTTGAATAAAGTATTGTGTAGGTTGTCCTTGAGAACTTTTATTAGGTATCGCTTGATATTCTGATCTTGAAACTTTTGTCATAGTAGTGTCGGTGCTACCATTTCTAAAAACCATTTCTAAAACATCACTAGCATCTGAAGGAGCCGTATATGTGGTTGTTCCAGCAGTAAGATTTTGAGTGTGGTTTTCTACTTTCCAAATATGAACACCTCTGTTACCCCATTCAGATAACAAAAGATTTAAACTTCTTCTTGCTGATTTTAATTGATACCCCGTTCTGGTTGCTGATAAGCCACATCTTTCATATGCATCATCTATGATGTCATCAAGCTGTAAATTAAAAGTTGTTGTTCCAGATGTGGCCATTCAAACTATCCTCGTTTTTTCTTAACTACGGATTTTTTCTTACCTTTTTTCATCATCATGCCTTTTTTAGCCATCATGACTTTTCCTCCGCCGCGCATTTTCATGCCTACTACGTTTTTTGTTTTTTTATTACCTGGCATTTTTCTTCTCCTTTTTAAAAAGTTGTTCGTATTTATCTTGCCGAGTTTTAACGACTTCGTCATAATACTCAGCTGGCCATTTCTCATAATAGCCTATCTTATGTAGTTTGCAACTTGCATCGTACAACTGTTTGAACTTTTGTATTAACATCATGGAATACTCCAAATTTCCTTCATACGTACATTCCTCTGTAGGATCTACTAAAAATTCTTGACCTTCCACAGTAGCTGGAACGTCTGGATGAAAGCCCATAAAATAGACATCTTTTCTATTGTAAAGTTTATTATAGAAATTGACTTTGTCATTAAATTGTTCAAAGGAATATTGATTAAAAAAAGGATCACAATATATTATTATATCGTGTTGTTTTTTATTCCAAGATTTAATCAAGGTATTTAAATGTTTTTCATATTTTGATTTATCCATGCGAACTTCAATTCGCAGTTTATTATCTCTTCTCCATTTGGCTGCAAAAGGACATGCTGGGAATCCAAGGTGTTTATTCATAGGCTCTAAGACTTGCTTAGACCATTGAATCACATCATCTTTTATTTTTTCTGCTTGTTTTTTTCTTGACAATTGTTTTGACCATAGTGGGTTTACCACCTGGGTTTCCAGCTTTTTGTTTTCTACTTACTGCAGATCTTTTTTGACCTTTTGACATAGCTCTTGCTTTAGCTGCGGGTACACACTTAGGATACTTTGTTCTTTTTTCTCCACCGCTACGACCACACTTAGGATAGGAACCATCAGATTTTTTATTGGCTATGTCTACCCAATTTTCTTTAACCCAAGCTCTAAGTCCTTTTTTTGCCATTAACTTTTTTTAGTTTTTTTTCTACGATTTTTCATAACACCACCACAACCTTTTGCTATACCGCCTTGCTTGTAGCTCGATACCATTTTTCTTCCTTGAGATAATTTATTTGTAAGACCTTGAGAATTGGGTCCTCTCATTGGTGGAACAGTTGTAGTTAAGCCACCGTCTGCCTTCTTTTGTGTTTTCTTTTTACCACCGGGTTTTACCTTACCTGAACAAACAGCGCTCGCATACATATTAGCATACGCGCTAGGGTAGACATCGAATTTCCGCTTAGCAGCAGCCTTTCCTTTTGCACAAAGTTTTCCCATTATTTTACTCCTTCCTCAATGAAGTGTTCCTATTTCAAAATCAGGTTCAAATATAATTTCCAATTCATCTTCCATTAAAATTCACTATAATTTTTAATTAAAAATTCTTCCATCCAAGCCATCTTTTCATCAATCGCTTGTATTTGTACTTTTATAACAGCGATGTCTTGTTGCATTTTTGAAACAGTATCAGCTTTCTCCTCAACTGCATTTAAACGCTCAGACCACATGCCCCATGTCATAATTATGGTCCCGCCCAACACAAGGTAAGGAAGAATTGTTTTAATGTCCATTTTCATGGTTTACATACACAATCATAATCTTCGCAACATTCACACATTTTTTACTCTCATTTTGTTTTTGCGGACATACCGCTTAAAGGATTATTTAAAGCCTTATTAATCTTCAAGTCAAGTTTTTCTTCTAGTAATTTCATTTCATTAAGAAGCTCTCTGTTATCTTCTTTTTGTCTATCTTCAACATCATTTACAATCTCAGTTATGTGTCGAACGTCTCCAGCTTGTTGACGTAAATCTGCCTTCATATCTGAACGCATATCTCTGGCTACATCACTGATTATGGTTATTTCTTGCAATATCATATCTATCTCTGATTTTAATACTGCCATACCTTCATCATATTGAGAGAGATCTGGCTCAGTATATAGAGTTATCTTTTCCTTCATCATTAAGTAGTCCTGGTAAAAAGTGAAGCCAGTCCAAGCTGCGCCACCAAGAGCACCTAATAAAGTAAAAATGGCAAACACTTTTCCACCAGTTATCTTCATTCCCGAATACTCAATACTGGGCATCTATCATCTCCGAAATTGTATTGTCTTGTGCCATATTAAACAAAATACCATACTGATCTTCTATTGTCTTGTTTAAATATTCAGTCACGTTGCTATCTTGTATATATGATTGACTATCAAAAAATGTTTTTGTATTTCCTAAAATTTGCATAACAATTAATGTTTTTGTCTGAGCAGCATCATCATACCTTGCTTTATCATCAATTTTCTTAACTATTTTAGTAGCAGCTTTCTCTTTTTTTGTTACTTTAGGTTTAGATGATTTCTCTTCTTTTGGCTTTTCTTCTGGATCTTTTTCTTTTTCTTCTGGTTGCGGTTCTTTTTGTTCTGATTCCTGTGGTTCTTCTTGAGATTCTTCGGTAGTC